TAATATTTAACATTTAAAAAGCCGTAGCAGTGGGAATACTGCTACGGCTGTAAAGAAGGAGCTGGAGAGGGGTTATTCTATGGATACGAAGCCGTGGGAAATAAGGTCGGCAAGGAATGCAGCAGGGCTGTCGGTACTAACAAGGTAGCCTTCGAGTTCCTGAAGACGGAGGGCGAAGCGTTGCATGTATTCTTCGTCTGTGCCTTCGCTGTCGAAACGGCTGCCTGCATGGAGCTGGCGGAGGAACTCCTCGGGGCTGTATGCTACAATTCTGTGGTTGTCTCCTTTTATTCGGTAGGTTTTGAATTTTGGTGCATCTACTCGGTGATGTTCGGGGACTAAATTATGAGGAAGCCGGCTTTGTTGCTTTGCTTCGTTCATAATAGTACCAAAGAGATCTTTTGGTGAGATGGTCGGCTTTTGCTGACCATCTCTTGTTTCTATCTTAATTTTTCTCATACTGCTAATTTCTTTGTTCTTATCTTTAGGTAAAGTTTTTCGCTTTCGGTAAGGAAGGGTATGTTCTGAAGGGTTGTGCCTGCCTGCACCTGTCCTTGCTTTGCAAAGGTAATCATTTTTGCGAGAAAATGTATCCAGGCAGACATTTTTGTGAAGTTGGTGGAACCTCCGTGCTGGCGGAACTCTACTGTGCGGTGGCGAGTGTAGGCTTCGAGGTTTACCTTGTGGTAGCGGTTGTGGAAGAAGGCTGTCCGAAGGTCGCTGATGCTGCGTGCACTTTTGATGGAGGTTTCGGTAATTGTAGAAAGTCTCTTGCAGTAATGGTTGTTGCGTCTGCTGCGTGGCATGAAGTTGTCGATAACACCTTCAAGGCGTTTGTAGGTTAGTATGAGGTTTTTCCAAGTTGAAAGGTCGAACTCTGCTGCGTCCATGTGTACGTGAAGTCCGCAGGTGTCGTTTACCTTTGCATTGCAGAGGTCGAGCACCCAGCAAACTTTTTCGAGTTCCTCAAGTCCCTGTTCTCCGTGTAGGATTGGGCTTACGAGTTCGAATGTGTTGTTTCCTGAAAGGCTGCTGTCGGTTACCAGTTTCCAATGGTCGGTGTGGTCGGTGTGGTTGTAGCCTTCTACCTGTACGTTTATTCCTGCTGCGGTAAGCTCGCGTGCCAGGCGTTCGCGTGTGCAGTTGTAGGCTTCTATTTCTATGCCGAAGTTGCGGTTGAAGGTGTAGTCGATTGCTGGGGCGATGGTTGCTGCTGTTTGTGCAGCTGTGTTGGTTAAGCCCTGCATCATTCGCTTGTAGACGTTTTGCACAAAGCCGTAGTTTCCGTTTGCTACAAGGTCTGCTACCTGTCTGCGTGTTAGTCCGAGTGCGAGAAGTTTCTGTATCTTGGAAGTTTTTGTTCCGTTCTCGTTTAGAATTCTTTGAATTTGCTCGTTCATAATCTTTGTTTTTATTTGTTCTTTATTGTACTGCTAAGGTAACACTATAAGTGGGAACGTGCAAGTACTATGGCTTTTATAACCAGTGGTTTAGCTTTGTTTATCTTGTGCTAAAACGTGATATAAAGAGCCACCACGATTTACGTGATGGCTCAGCGAAACAACCTAAAAACTAAAGAAACGTGAGAAGAAGATTTACTTTGTGAATTGGTAGAATTTTCCGTATGTTAGCCGGGTGTGTGGGTTGCGTGATATGATGTCCATTTTTACTTGCTTGCAGCCGTAGCGAAAGAAGAGGAAGCGTTTGGGCACTCGGTGGACCATTATATCGAGCGTATCGGTGGCTGTTATTGTGCCTTGGAATAGCGAGTCGGACACGCAGCCTGTTATGGTTATCCATGGGTCGGACCAGTTGAAGCATTTTAGTGTATCGGGGATATATTGTGTTATTGTGTCGTGGTGGGTTGGTAGTGCCACTATTGGCTGTTTTATGATGGGTGCTACTATGTTTGCCGACATGGTTGTTCCGGCTGATGATGCTAAAGATATTCTACTTGCTTTTATGCCTACTTGTTTTGCTACTTTTGCAAGGGTGTCGCCACTTTGTTTGAATTCGGTTGCTGTGAGTGTTACTGCTGGTGCTGATAGGTGGCTGTTGCCTGTTGCTGTTTGTGTTATTTCTACTTTGCCGTTGTGTAGCATTATGTTTTGGTTTTCTTCGAGTCGGTCGCGGTCGGCTTTCATCTTGTTGTATAGATGAACGGATACTGATAGGCTGCCTAAGAGTGCTACTATTATGCCTATGAGGATATAGGTGAGTGGTATTTTTTGTATCATAGTTTTTTTATTATTTTTTTACGTATTCTCCGTTGTCGTTGAAGTCTTTCAGCCGTTTGATAAATGAAGTGGGTAGGATGGGGTATATTGCTTGCATGTTTTCGATGCATGAGAAGCATTCTCTTACGAGCATGAATACGCAGAGGTAGGTGCTTATCCATTGCGTTGCTCCTACTACTGATCCTTGCACGGTGGTGTTTGCTAACACGTTGGATAGTATTAGTAGGCAGATGTATATGCCTATTTTTTTGCCGAACTTGGAGAAGAAGCTTCCGCTTGATGCGTCTTTGTGCATCAGGTGTTTCCATACTCCGAGTATGGTGTCGAGGGTTACGGCTATTGCTATCCATTTTGCAAAATCCCAGTCTTGATAGAAGTACCGGGAGATGTCTGCCACGATGGACAGGGGCAGGGAGACGATTGATATCATTGGTATTCTTTTCATTATGTGAGCGTTTTGATTTCTGTATGCAAAATTACTTTATTAGGTGTTTTTTGCAAAGGACTTGTATTTTTGGTGTATTTGTAGGGTGTCGGGGGCTATGCACGATAGCATTAGTGTCCAGCCAACAGAGTGTAGTTCTGTGGCTACGAAGGGTACGTATTCGGCTCGGGCGAGTTCGCCTCGCGATAGCCATTCTATGTTTCCTTTGTCGGCATCGGCGAGCATGGCTGCGTGTACTTTTGATAGTAATGCCAGTGTTTTGTCGGAGGCGAGCATGTGTTCGGCTGCGTCGCTTCGGTTGGGCATTTTAAAGGCTACGGTTACGGCTAAGCGTTGGGTTAGTTCGTAGGTGTTGTGGTTGTTGGCTGCCATTGACATTTCGCCATAGTCTACGAAGAGGAACGAGCCTATGCATTTGTCTATGCGTGCCTGCAACTCCTCGAACGATTGTCCATATACGTAGTTGTCTATTTCGGGTACGCGCGACGTTTGGGGAAGTTGGCTTAGTTCTGCCACGAGTGTGTTGTAGCTTTCGAAGTGGCTTGTGCCGTTGGTGAACATGGCGAGTATGCCGTTTCGCGATGGGTATTGTGCGAAGTATAGGAATTGTTCTTTTATCATTGTTGGTTTGCTTTAGGGGTTTGATGTTTTTATATCTATGGATCTACACTTGTATATCCATAGATCTACGAGTGTAGATCCATAGATAGAGGAGTGGGGCTTAGCTGTCTACTATTTCGTTAATGATGCTGACGGGTAGTCCTACCTCGTTGCTTATTTTTACTTTGTCCCAGCCGAAGCCTTTCATATCGCGTACGGCATCGATGGTTTTCTTGCGCAGCACCTTCAGGTATGTTAGTAGGTTCATCTGTTCTATCTGTCGCGAATCGCCAAGTCCGTCTTTCGATAGGTCGTATAATGCATCTGATGCATCGGTTGTGATGGGGTGTTCGGGCTTGAGCTTGAATTTGGTGAGCAGCGAAAATGCTGTTTTGCTGAACAGGTAGCTATTGAAGGCTTGGAAGTTGAACGATATGGCGGTGAGCATCTCGAGTGGCAATGCTTCGAATTCTTTTGCCAGTGCGTGGGCACGTTCGGAGTTGTATTCCTTTTCGGGGTAGTAGAGTATGGCTGCTATTAGTGGTAGCGACTTTTCGCCTTGTTCTATTAGCGAGCGTGCTTCGATGTATTGTAGTGCTGTGAGCGAGCAAGTAAGCGAACCATAGTCTTTTTGTATTTTGTAGGCGTGGTAGGTGCGGTTGTTTATGCTTATGGTGGGTATGAGCTGGGCGCAGAAACAGAGGTCTACAACGTATTGATACTCTAAACGTCGCAGAACGCGACCAATGGGAATGTTCAGTCGGAATGGGTCTACCCTACGGCAAAGCTCGTAAGTTTCCTTGCTCACATTCTCCAGCACCTCGTTGTTATCGGGATACTGGATAAGGAATAGAAAGGTGAGCTGTTCGGATATAGCTATAAGGTTTGCCACTTGATCTTCGGTGCGAAAACGTCGCTTCTGCCATTTCATTATTCTGCACAGATGGTTTATGCGCACTTCGCCTGCCGACAGCTTTCCTGCTGCCATTGCCAGTAAGTCGCTGGTCAGGCTAACGAACTGCTGTTCGGTCATACCTTCCCAGCTATTGGGTATGCGATGTATTTCGCCTTTGTAAATGAGTTCTATATCTTTCATGGCAGCATTATTATTTTATCGTCGGGGTTGTTGTATGCCGAATAGGAACTGATGTCGGCAGTGGTGTCGGTAGAGAGCAGCGTGTCTACATTAAGCAGCAGCTGCTCTGCCTCACGATCAAGTCGGTCGGCTAACGATAGTGCTGCGACGAGTTCGTCTTTGCCTGAACGTGAAGCATGGCTGTCATCGAAAAGATTGCGTATGGTAGGAGGAAACTCCAGTATATCGAAACGACGCAACGACTTGGCAATGGTCTTCTTTGCAAGGGCAAGATATAAGGGCTGCTCTATACGCGAGGCGTTCTCTTCGGTTATTTTATCGAAGTAAACAGCCAGCTGCTCGTCTAAAGTTTCCTTCTGCAGAGGAACCAGTCTGAAGAAGAAGAAATACGACAGGTCTATTGGGAAAATAGTGTCGAACACTTCTGCCGAACGTATCCTGCACTTCTGCAAAGTATTGTTGTAAGGCGTATCTTTCCATAGCCGTGCAGGTTCGCCTTCAGCATCAGTAGAGAGCAGCCCTACAAGCGTATCAATGGCGTTGTAGTAATTCTCCATATACGAACGGCGCATCGCCTCTATTTCGTACTTGTAAACATCAACATCGTTTTTGCGCCTGGCAATGCTATCGAACACCAACTGCTGCGCCATTGTAAAGTTGGCAATAGCAGTTCGCAACGCCTCTTTAAGCTCTGTGTCCTCCTGTAAGTTGAGTATAGCCTTGAACACTGAAGTAGTCAGAATGGTTTCCACACGCTTGCGAGCTGAATTGCCTGAAGGCTGCAAATCCTGCAAGTCGATATTAGTTTCCACGCCAGGAGCATAACTGCTGAAAGTGGCGAGATTGCTGAATAGTTCTTTAAGTATTTTCATGCTTGTTGGTTGTTTAAACGGTCCTTAGGAGATATGTCTTCCTGTCGCTGGGGAACTTCGCGATAGAAGCCAATGCGATAACCCTGCTTATAGAGTTCTGGGAAGTTCAGCTTCAGGGCAATATTGAATGGCTCGGCACAAATCTCATCTTCGGGTGTGAGCGACATTATATAAATGAGATAGTTGTAGTAAGAATCAGAACCCGACTTGCTTATAACACCGTCCTTGCTCACTGCAGAGATAGAAGCATCAAGCCCTACTGAAGACAGCAACGCTTCCTCCGTGCGCTTATCGTAGGCAATAAGCGAATCAATATATTCCTTATATTTAAGGTCTATCGTTTCAATCTTCCACTGCTGCTCGTGTCCAGAAGCGTCCATAAACGATATGGAAGAATAAGCCTTGCCTTGGTTCTCGGCACCACTCAGATAGTCGCCAATCTTGCGCAGCTCCAATCGCATGTATTCCACCAGCAACGACTCTCGATACTCCGTGCCTATCTCTATACCATTGTATTTTACCAAATCTTTATCCTTCGATTTGCGCAACTTGTTCTCTTCACAAAGTTTCGTAAGCTGCGAACGCTTGCTAACCACCCATGCGTTAGGTATAACGATGTGTATCTTGGCAGCCAACGAGTTGCGCAAGAACGAATTGATATAAGTTGCCGTACTGTTGCTACCCAATATATAGGGGCGTGCGCCCTGGTGTGTTTCATTCACACCATAGAACTCGTCCACCGATTTCTCACGATGGTGCGATACGGCTGCATAAAGATAATTGTCCACTTCTGACAATGCGAACTTCGGATAAATCTTATAGTTACCCAGCCCGTAAGACCAACGCCCCACAGCTATATGGCGGAAGTCGCTGTAACTAATCTGTTCGTAAGCAATATCTTGCCGAGTGGTAGCAAGACGGCAGTGCTTGTTCTCTACCGATTCCATACCAGCAACAGGCATCATACCTAACCGTTTGCCACGTGCAAAGCGGAACTTGCAGAAGAAGTCTCCAAAGTAATAGAAGTTCTTGATATTGGTCTTGGCAAACTCCTGCGCAGTAGTCTCCATACCACGCTCCTGCCAAGTGTTCAGCCATTCGTCCCATTCAGGCAGTGCAGTGTACTCACGCTTCATCTTGCCACCTTCCACTGTCTGCATGTAGGCACATGGACCATTACCATACAGCATCTTAATCTCCTTACTATATAAGCGAGGCAACAAGCGGTTCTGCTTAATCTCTGTCGTTACTTCATCGCAGAGATTATTATTCACACCTCGCATACACACCTGATAACCATTAACACTAAGCCACTGGTGTTCGTGAAGGTACGACCTATTCTCCTGTGGCATAAGCATACCAGGAGTATTGAATAGCTGTTGCCCCTCCCCAATTTGGAAAGAGAGAACATTGCCATCTGCAATATAATTACCAGCGTTGCCGTATAACTCTATTCTATCGTTCATAACCAATTTATCTTGTGAAGTTTATATCCATCGTTAGGAAAACCCATGTATCTAATAAGAATACGATAACACATCTTAGGATTGCCATCTTCGTCCTCGAAAAGGAAATAATTCTCTGCATCAACCGAGAATCTATCCTGTGGCAGCTGTGTTCTATACTTGCAGTGCTTCTTCACCGTCAAAGTATCTCCAGCCATACCCTGCGACCTCGAATAAGGAAAGAAGCAGAGCGTGAAGTCCCCTTCAGGTAGCTTGCTTATCTCCCTTGCCCACTGCATCGCATTGATGCCGTCTATTTCGATTGCCTTCTTCATCAATACTACATTTCCAGTTCTCCATTCAATAGAAATGGAAGCATTGAATCTCTTAATTCTGCTAAAAGCCGATTCTCCTCATTGTTCAGATAGTAGAGATGCTGTTTGTACATATTGATAAAGAATGGCATTATACTTGACAGCCTCTCTTTATCAGTATTCTCTATTAGAAACACTTTATTATTAGAGGACTGAATATACTTGTTTTCGATAATATCTTCTTTTACAGAATAGTTTTTGAAGCATTTGAAACTTTGATTTAAGGACTTTACTATCTCATTATTTTTAACACAATCAGCTATTACCTCATCCAATCCCAAATGCTTCGCCCAAACCTTATTAACCGAAACCTTTATAATATTTCTCTCCCTGATAATATGGTTGATCTCGCCGATGATAGCATTGAAATCACGATGCGTTGTTCCTGCAAATTCAATCGGAAGATATGGACCTATACTAAGAGTGTATTTATGCGTAGACGCTTCTTCTATGGTCAATAGTTTAGATACTGGTGACTGTTCCGTATTCATAAGCTCGCATATAGCTTTTATTTGAATATCAGTAAAAGTATTGAATTGTTTTTTATAAATACGATTATAATGAGACGCATCACCTTCTCCTCTTTGCTCTCTAACTTCACAAGTAGACATTTTCGTCGCATCAATCAGCATCACATCTTTGCTTGTTTTCTGTTTGTCAAATAAAAGGATGCAAGTTGAAACAGGTGTAGATTCAAACATCTTTTCTGGGAGGCTTATCGCAGCTTTCAGCCAACCTTTATCCATAAAGTATTGACGGCAATCCTTTTCTTTTTCACTTGACAAGACAGCCTGCGGCAGGATAATGGCTGCGTAGCGTTTACTCCGTTTCAAACAATTAGCAGAAAAGGCAAAATTGCAAGTGTATGACTTAGGCAACAGCTGCTTCAAGTCCTCGCTTATATCACATCCAAGATTGAATGGAGGATTGCTTATACTTACGTCTGCAATGATCTCTTCGACTTGCGGAAACATCATTTTCTTAATTGTAGAGTATTTGCTGTTCTTCGTCGTACAGTAAGATTCCATTACTTCGCCTGTCAATATGTTCTTACGTACTACTGTTGCGGTGATGTTTCGCACACAGAGATTGAACAAAAGGATTGGAATCACGTTCTCGTCCAATTCTTCACAAACAAATTGCAAGTCATGATTAGTATTCCATTTTTGAATAGTAAGACTGCCACTGCCTGCGCAGCAGTCATAGACAACAGTTTCGTTGTCGCAATTAGTAAGAAATGCAACAAGCCTTGATAAGGCAACAGGGGTGTAATCTTGCTTTTTCTCTTTGCGGTCGGCACAATAAAATTGATATATCCTTTGCATCCAGTCTATGGAAAGATCAGGCAGTAATTCTATGTATTTATCGTATACAGAATTACACGACTGAGAAAATACGCATAAACGTACACCCTGTACAAAAGATTTAGCATCCTTGACAGAGAATAGCGAAAAAATATCCTTTGTGATCTCTTTTAATTCCATATTTGAATTCTTTTATGCAAACTTATTTTTTATATATTAAGCCTTAAGTAAATAAAATTTTTAATGTCTTTTCTTTTAGATTTTCAATT